ATTTATCTGCTCCAGTAGTTCCTTATCAAAATATTGCTGCTGGTGCTTTAGTTGTTGGCTCCATTGGTGATTATATGGGATTACCTCAAAAGAACACTGCTACGATTAAAGTTAGCGCTATGCCTATTCGTGGATTAATTGCTATTTACAATAGATGGTTTAGAGATCAAAACGTTGAAGCTCCAATTGTTATGAGTGATTCTGATGGTGCTGATAGTTCCGCTTTGAATTATACAAGTTTATGTTTGAAAGCATACAAGAAGAGTGACTACTTTACCCGTGCTTTACCTTATGCACAAAAAGGTGCACCTGTTTCAATTCCTTTAGGTGTTAGTGCTACCGTAAAAACTATTCCTACAAGTGCTGTTGATACTTCTAAGCTCACTGTTAATCCTTTATATTGGGCTACTTCCGCTGGTGGTGTTCCATCTTTAGCAACTTCTACTAATAACCAATATTTGTCTAAGCAAAGCAATGCCGCTACTGGTTATAATTACAGTAATGCTGGTGAGAGTGCCGCCACCTTATTCCCTGCTAACTTAGTTGCTGATTTAAGCGATGCTACCGCTGCTACAATTAATCAATTAAGAGAAGCGTTCCAATTACAAAAACTTTTAGAGAAAGATGCTTTATATGGCACTCGTTATTGGGAAATCTTATATGCTCACTTTGGCGTGACTTCTCCAGATGCGACACTTCAAGATCCTGAATATCTTGGCGGTTATCGTATGGATATTAATGTTGATCAAGTTCTTACCACTGCTGGATATGATGATACTGATCAAACTCTCGTTGGTAAGCCCGGCGCTAACAGTGTCACTGGTGGTAAAGGTTCCTTATTTACAAAGAGCTTTGTTGAACATGGTTTTATTCATATTCTCGCTGTTGCAAGACAAAAGAAACATACCTACTCTAACCGTTTAGATAAGATGTGGACGAGAGAAGATCGATATGACTATTATTGGCCTGAGTTTGCTAATTTAGGTGCTCAAGAAGTCAAGAAGAAAGAGATCTTTGCTACTGGTACGAGTGCTGATGAAGATATTTTTGGCTATCAAGAATATGCTGCTGAGTATAGGTACAAACCTTCCTATGTATCTAACATCCTCAATCCATTAAGAGCTAATTCTTTGGACTTTTGGACTTTAGCGGATAGATACCAAAGCGCTCCAACGCTTTCAGTTTCTTTCTTAAAAGAAGATCGCACCAATTTAGAAGATGCTCTTGTAAGTGGTTCTAATGGCCCTGATTTCATCGCTGATTTCTATTTCCAAGATACTGCTGTGCGTCCAATGCCAATGTTCTCTATTCCGGGTTTAATTGATCATCATTAGTGAGGTTATTTTATGGCTAACTCCGCAAATAGTGTTTCTACTCCTACTGGCTTTAATCCTCCAACACATCCCAATTCTAATTTCTTTGTTGATAATGCTATTAGAAATGGCAATATGTCTTGGCTTGATATTTTTGCTCCCGGAGCTACTGCTCTTAGCAATTTCTTTGATCTTACTGGCCGTGGCGCTGCTCAGGATCAAGCTATTGCACAAATGCAAATGCAAAAAGATGCACAAACATATAATAGTGCGGAAGCTGAAAAAGCTCGTGCTTGGGAAAAAGAGATGTCAGATACTGCTTATCAAAGAGCTGTTGCTGATTTAAAAGCTGCTGGTCTTAATCCTTGGCTTGCTGTTCAAAATGGCGGTCAAGGTGCTTCTACTGGCTCCGGTCAAGCTGCATCCAGTTCTCAAGGTTCAGCATCTATGGCAAATAATAAATCACTTGTTGCTTTAGGTCTTATTGGTACTGCGATTAAGTTTTTATCTTCTAATAAAGGTAAAACTGTCATGCACATCCTTACTAAAAGATAGAGGATAGGTGGTCTAATAAGAGAGCGGTGGAACTTTTCACCGCATCTCTATATAACGGATAAAAAAAGGCTTCGGCGCGCCGCCGGGGCCTTTTATTATACAAAAAAGGGAGTTCATCTTTAGCTGCATGCTCAAGAACTACCCAACGATGAACTAGCCACGGCGTTAGATCCGTCAAAAAAATCGAGGTAGCTGGAGCCGAAAAAATACGTGTGTGCGATTTAACGCGCGCGCGTATCCCCAAACGAGCTCCAAGGCTTTGTTGAAGATTTTTAGGATTGGCGACCTTTTTTGACTGCATCGAAGCTACGAAACCCCGGCGGCGCGCCGAGTTTCAAAGAAGAGCGAAAAAGTGCTTGTACACCTGCGTATCGTTGCGCAGGCGGGCACGCTCACCCAGTTCATATATTAGTGCCCGGTGACACCTATGCATGGTGGCACTGAGTAAAAATCTAATTTTGAATTCTACCGCAAAATTCTTGAAAAAAGTTAACATAATAATTACTCAATGTCTAATTTTTTGTTGATGTTTAATTTGGTAGTTAATTGGTAGTTTTTTGGTATTTGTCCACTTTTCCACAATTTTTAGTAAACTTGATTTTATCCACATAGTTATCCATCACTCTTTGAGTGTGGATAGATATTTTTCCACCTTAAAAAGTTAGTAAACTCTTTTTCCACGTTCAAAAGAAAAAAAGGCACTAAAAAAAGAAAAACCTTTGTGTCTTTTTTTAGAGGTTAATTTTTTTGAGACAAAATGAACCAAAAGAAGAAAAACATTTTTTTTAAACGCGATGTTTGTTATACTACTTAGTAGATATTTAGTAGTCGCTACGCATGGAAAAAAGTCATTATTAACATAATGACAATTATGCGAAGTGAAGAAAAGAGGCAAAAAATGAAGGATATCGGAAAAAAGGTTAAAAGACCGCGTGTTGATTGGATGTCGATTATTAAGTCTATCAACAATGTTGATAAACGTAATGCTGTCTTAAAAGATTATTGGATCATCACACATCGAGGCTCTATCAAGTCAAAAAATCGCAGAGCTTATAACGCTATTAAGAAACACTATTCCACTACTACTCTTCTTCTTGTGCGTTATGGATTGGATATTAATTAGTTATGAGATTAGTTATTACTTGGTTAGATGATGAGCATGATCTTTATGACGTTGAAGAGGTGTTCAATTCCCGCGATGAAGCTCTCCATTTTCTTGAAAAATGTGATATGAATCAATATGAAGGTCATGAAATAGTGAAATGGCGACTCTACGATTAGTAGAATTGCTTTTTGTCAACCTACCATTAGTAGAATTGATTACTCTACTAATAGTAGAGTAATAGAATTGAGGTTTTATGAACTGTTTTAGTCCCAATTATGCTCTCTTTCTTGGTACGGTCGATGGTAAGAAGAAGATCAAGTTCTTGCCTAAGCGTGCTGATCTCTACTCCTTGCATACTTTAGAAGCTAAGTATGGCAAAGAGAATATTTTGATGCTTCCTTGTGGTCATTGCACTGCTTGTCAATTAAATTATGCTCGCACTTGGGCTTCTCGTTGTTGTATGGAAGCCTCTTTATATGACTCGAACTATTTTATTACATTAACTTATGATCCTTTCAAATACCCATCTTCAATGGAAAGTTCCAAGCGCGATGTTCAGTTGTTTATGAAGAGATTAAGAAAACAATTTCATGGTGTTAGATACTTTGGATGCACTGAACTTGGCGAACATACAAAAAGGATCCATCATCATTTAATTTTATTTAATATTGAAGTTCCTGATATAAAGCCTCTCGGGAAACGTGCCCGAGAAGGATATTATTTTGAAAGCAAGATTTTAGAGCGTATTTGGTCTAATGGTTTCATTGATATTGGTGAAGTCACATTTAAGTCGGCTTCTTATGTTGCCAGATATTGTATGAAGAAACGCTTTGATGGTAATGAAGCTGCTAATTGTTTTATGTCAACCAAGCCCGCTATCGGTTATGGTTACTATTTATTACATAAAGACATCATTTTTAAATATGATACCGTTTATGGTGATTTTGGATCTACTAACAAGGCTCCTGTGCCTCGTTATTTCGATAAACTTCTTGAAAAGGAAAATCCTGATGCTTTAGAGCAATTAAAAGCCCGGCGTATTTCAAAGAACCAATTGAGCACTTTGGATGAGCTTATGAAAAGAGGCTTAATTTATCGAGAGGAGTTATATTCCGTACATCAAGAACAAGTTGAAAGAAAGATCAAAAGATTGAAAGGAGTGTTATGATGTTAGACTTTTTACTAAGTTACTGGAAGATCATTGTGGCTGCTGTACTTCTTATTTTAGATGTCGTTCTCTTATTTCTAAATCGTAGAAAGCCGTTGAAAGTTTACGACAGTGTGCATCAGTCTATCCTTTATGTTCTCCCAGATTTAATCAAGTCAGCTGAAAACTCATACGCTGGCTCTGGTCAAGGTTCCGAGAAACTCTCTATGGTCTTAGAGTTATTACATAACTATTTGTGCTCGGTCTATGGTATGACTACCTTAGAAGCTATGAAGTATGATGATTTTGTTAAGTCTAATGTAGAGAAGATACTCGCAACCCCGCAAAAGAAAGGAGAGTAATATGAAAACTCGTTCTCGTGTTTACGCACGAAAAGACAAGGCTATTTTTAGAAAAACTGCTGCTCGTACCAACGCTAAAAATATCCCCGGAAAAATCCTTCAAAGAGGAGGTACTCGATTATGATCTTGAAAGGTTATTGCTTTTATAATCGTAAAGTTGGTTCTTATTCTTTACCTCAATTTGAAACTTTAGAAAAAAATGACAAAGTTGAAATTATGCAGCGCACTTTTATCGTTACTACTGATGTTAATGTTAAAAGAGAATTATCTGAAAGCGATCTTTGTTATGTTGGCACTTTCGATGACAAGGCAGGAAAGTTTGAAATGCTTGACAAACCCGAGTTCCTTTGTAATTTCTCTTTAGGAGGTAAGGAAGATGTCAAATCATAACCCTTTTATGCCTCATAAATCAAAAGTACATGATTATAAATGGGATGAAGAATATATCTCTTATGAGATTAAAGATGTTGTTAAAAAAACCGGTGAAGGTGAAGATGATTTTGTTGTTGTTCAAAAAGTTATTGAACATCGTGAACCTATCGCTGAGGTTGTTGGAAGAGATGCAGGCACTACTGGTATTAAAGCTGTTATGGAAAGAGCTTTAAAAACTGGTGATCCTTCTATCTTACCTCCTCCATTATCCGCATCTGGTGTTACAAATGACTATACTAATGTTCCTGATAATTTACTTGATGCTGAGAAATACGCTAAAGAAATGGAAGCTCGTTTCAATGCTCTCCCTGAAGAGATCAGGAAAGGTCGTACTTTTGAGCAATTTTGTCAATTCTTCGGCCAAGAAGAGTTTGACAATTGGATCAAGTCTATGACACCAAAACAAGAAGAAAAGAAAGAAGGTGAAAAGTAATGGCTGAAAAAAACTTTGCTGTTGTTCCATCCGTTTCAATTAGTAGATCTAAGTTTTTAAGAACATCTACTCATAAAACTGCTTTTAATTTAGGTGACATTATCCCTGTTTATCTCGATGAAGTTCTCCCGGGTGATACTCGATCTATTGATATTGCTGCTCTTGTTCGTATGAGCACACCTATCGCGCCTATCATGGATGATATTGAACTTGAGTTTTTTGCCTTCTTTGTTCCTAATAGAATTGTTTGGAAAAACTGGAAACGCTTTATGGGTGAAAGTCCTAATGCTGGATATAATTTATCTGCTCCAGTAGTTCCTTATCAAAATATTGCTGCTGGTGCTTTAGTTGTTGGCTCCATTGGTGATTATATGGGATTACCTCAAAAGAACACTGCTACGATT